CTCCGTCCATCCTGCCGGGAAATTCATCAACCACTCCACCCAAGCGGGGTTTAACTGGCCTCCGTTTCCCTGGCTCATGTTCCGCCGCTCCTCCTCCGTGATTATACCGTGTTCCTTCAGCGCGCTTAGCTGTTGATAATTTCCCGTACCACCGCACAAACCCGTGCCGGTAGTCGGTGTTTGGAACAACGCCCTCATTAAGAATCCCGGCACCGTATTCCGCTTCATCTGTGAGACCGGGAGCGTCGAGTTCTTCGCGTCTTGGGCTGTTGGCGTGGGGTGCATTATCACCGCCGCGCTCAAATGCGGCCGGCCCGCGCTGTCCTTGCTGTTTGGGCCGCCATGATAGGCATCGGAGGCCATCGGCGTTGGCCACATCCTGACCGCATCCGGCAACGTCACGCTGTGCATACTCCCCGGTTTTTGCTGAGTCGATTCCATATTTCCTTGATTTGCCACCATTGCCGTTGGTGTCGGCCAATATTCCGTCGGCGACATATCCATCGGATTCACCACACCGCCGTTCGGGACATTTGGCGTGTGCCACAATGAAACAGCGCGCTCTTTCGTGCGGGGCGCCGACGGCGCAAGCAGGAAGTATAAACGCCCTTGTTTCGTAGCCTTCGCTTTCCAGGTCAGAAAGCGCGCCGTCGAGCCCCATATTAACGAACCCAGCAACATTTTCTCCAACAACCCAAGCGGGCCACAGCTCCTGGATAACTCTAAACATTTCAGGCCAGAGGAAACGTTCATCATCCTTGCCTCTGCGCTTCCCGGCGAAACTGAAAGGCTGGCAGGGGAATCCGCCGGAAATAAGGTCAACTGTTCGTAATCCTGTGCGCTCATAAAAAGATTCTCCCGTCAGCGTCCGTATGTCCTTCCATTTCGGTACATCCGGCCAATGCTTTTCCAGTACCTTTGTCGGATAATCCGCCCATTCGCATTGGCCGACCGTCGTAAAACCGGCGCGTTCGGCGGCCAGGTCGATGCCGCCTATACCGGTAAAGAGGCTAAGGTGCGTCACGGCTCCGCCCCCTCCAAGTACCTGACAATAACACCCGTGGCCTCTTGCCACCCCTTGCAAACCCGCACGCAGTACCCGTTTTTGTCCAGCGCGAACAGCCAAGCATTCTGTTCGCCGCTTATTTTGCCGCCGTTCTTCCGTTTCATTTCCAGGAAAAGGCCGTTATACCGCCCCATCGGAACGGGCAGAAACAAGTCAGGCACCCCCGGTTTAACGCCTTCCAAGCGCAGCCTGGCCGCCGTCGCCTTTGGGCGGTAACTGCCGTTTGGGATGTGGAATAACCACTTCAATTCCGGGTATTCCCTTTGCGCGTATCCGGCCCACTCGAACAGCCAGGCTTGCTCCTGCGCTTCCGTCGGAACGGGGAGTTTTATTTTCCGCGCCCGGTCTGCCCGCTTTATCTCCTCACTCGCCGCCGGGTCGTTCAGGGGCGTGTCAAGGGCATTCACCATAGCTTTACCTGCTCCTTCTCTGCTTCCAGCCGCTCTTTTGCTTTTTTGCAGTACCCTTCGTCAATCTCAAACCCTAGATACTCATATCCGGCGCGGTGACAGGCTATCAGGCTTGACGCGCTTCCGACGTGGGTGTCGAGGATTTTGTCGCCGGACTTCGCGAAAAGCGATAATATCCAAGAATACAGCTTTACAGGCTTTTGCGTCGGATGAAATCGCGGCTCGTTTACTGTGCCCTGTGGGGCAAGCTCAATATATTTTGCGTTACTGTTAAAACTTGTCCAAGCATATTCGCATATTGCCATACTGAAATTTTCCGATACGGTTGTTTTACGCCAGACTAAGTAGCACCGTGTTGGAGGCAGAAGGTAGTAATTCCCACCCCATATGATCTGATTTTTTGATACTCTAAACAGTTGTTTAAAGTATTCTGGTGGAGGAGATACGTTTTCATCGCCGAACGATTTTAACGTTGCAACTCCGTTATTGCCGTGAACAACATTAACTTTAGTCTTTGGCCGCTGGTTCATATCCAGCGTCGCGATGGTGATGTTATATTTATCTAAATATCCGCCATTGCATTTTTTTCGATCAGCGGGCATGTAAGTTACTGAGCCAACCCCATACGGCGGGTCGACAATAGCCAGCTCGAAAAACCCGTCCGAGATTTCTTTCATTGCCTCCATACAATCGACGCAATACAAGTCATTCAGCGCAAACATAGGCGTTCTCCTGTCACCATGTAAGTCATACTTTCAGCCTCTCCGCCAGGGCCTTGACGGCCGCCTCATACTCCGCCGGCGTTAATTACAATCCAAGTTCCCTAAACATATCCACCTTGTTCTGTTCCCCTTTTTGTATCCTCCAACTCTCCCCCGACACCTCGACGATCGCGCACATTTCAACGATTCTGTTGTAAATCCGGTTAGAGTAGTCGCGCGTTCCCTTTTTCGCGTCGACAATCGCGAGGCTTTCCCGAAGCTCGTCCAAGTTGAGGTTAGTCGTGATGATAATGGGCTTTTTTGCCCTATATCGCGCGTCGATAACAGCGTAGCGCTTTTCGTAGCTCCAGGCGGATTTTTGCTCGACGCCCAGGTCGTCCAGTATCAGCAGCCCCGCGTCCCGAATCGCCCCCAGGACTTCGATTTCGCTTTCCTCGCCGTCCTTGCCGTAATGCCCATAACCATCCTGTATGACTTTCAGTAAATTCGCGACAGATACGGCCATAACCGCCTCATTGCGCCTGGAAAGCTCGTTCGCGATTGCGAAAGAGGCGTATGTCTTGCCATTTCCGGCTTTCCCGTGCAGTAATATGCCGTGGTTCTTGGTTTTCATAGCGTCCCATTTTTCGCAATATTTTGTAGCGATGTTATATAAAACCTTGTTATCCGGCCTATGTACCCAGTTCGCGAAGGTCGATTCCGCGAACCGCTCGTCCATAAGCGAATATTTGCGGTACTTATCCAGTCTCCGCCGCAATTTCTCGGTTTCCTCGCGATTCGCCTCTCCGCATATGGCGTCCTCGCGGCACCTGCAAGTCCTGGGCAGTCGTTTGGTAATCGCGGGAAACAGACCGCACGCCGGGAAATGGACGTCTTTTTCGACCGGCTCGCCGCATAACTCGCAAACCCTCGGCGGATCGGCCAAATTACCTGTTTTGGCCGCGCGGAGCGCCTGGGTTATTGCCCTGTCTTTTAGCCTGTCAAATGGCTCTGCGCCATCACCGATGTATCTAGGCTTTGATTGACCCGATGTTGCGGTACGGGTCGTCCTGGCCGCCGTAGGATTGAGAATTTGCGCCAGGGATTCCATTCCGGTTTTCACCTTCTTTCGGTGTTTGCGCGCCCCATTTTTCCCGTATAGCCTTGCGGATCACAAGGTTCCAGTCGGCGTATTTGTTCTTGTTTTGGGTAGTCTGGGCATACTCGTCCACGACGGTTATGTAGTAGTTGACGGTGTGATCCCCATACTCGTCCGTCAGCCGTTGGAATTCGGCGTCCGAGAGCTTAACCCACCCGTATTCACCATGCTTGTGCCGTTCGGGTTTTAGGGGTGAGAGTGCGGGCGCGGAAGCGCCCTCTCTCTTTCTTTTCTTATTCCCTTCTTGTTCATTTCTCTTAACTTCTTTTAGGCGGGAATCTTCGGCGAGGATTCGGCGAGGATTCGGCGAACGTTCGGCGAGGATTCGGCGAACGTTCGCCGAAGATTCGCCGAATGTTCGCCGAATGATAGCGCAACCGTCGTCATATGGCGGAATATTGCTCTCGCTGGGCTTGTCTACCCTTTGCCATTTGCTCCATTTATCAAGGCTGTAATACTCGTTTTCGTCATGGAGGTAGAACGTGACGGACATGTTAGAGCCTATCTCCGATAGGGTTTTATCCACGTCGATCACCCGCATTCCCTCATCATAAGGAAAAAGTATAGACTTGATGTAGGCGGCTTTTGCGCGGCCACGCCCGTAATCGTCGGCGTTGGAGAAAAGACCGATAAAAACCAATTTCGCGAGTGTGCTTAATTTTGAGAAATCCTCACTCTGCCATATATTCGGGTCTATCATGCGCTTACGTGCCATAGCACATCCCCTGTTTGTTTATCCAACCCGCCGCCTCCGGAAGCGGCGGGACGCCTTTGTGTTTTGCAAAACCGCTGACCGTTAAAACGGCAGATCGTCATCCGACACATCTTCGATAGGGCTAAATCCCGCGGGCACGGAAGGCCCAGCCCCCGCTCCGTAACCAAACGCCCCATACCCCATTCCGGCGCTTTGTGCCGGCGGCGGCGCTGGCTCCTGGTTAAGCGTCTTTTTACTTGGTATCTCAAAATCCCCGGCCCTTACCTTATCCACGGCGAGATACCCTACACACTTTACCGACGTGCCGATCTTGCCGTCCTGTCTCGTATACTCCTCCTCTCCGAACACTCCGCCGAATATTTTGCCGGGCAGGTCGTAATCGTTGTCGTCATAGATGAAACCCGGGTTAGCGTCCTCTAAGACGCTTATCAGCCCAGCAAACGATTCCAGGCTGAAATCACTGCCCTCCGTAACCTGATATATGACGCCCTGCCACTTTTTGTTGTCGCGAGTGCTGTTGTCGAACCGCCGCCTATAGAATCCTTCGTATTCCCCTTCGGCGATGTCGAAGTATACGACAAGCATTTCCTTGCCCGACTTGCTACGCGTTGTCTCCGCCTTAACTATGCGGAGCACATACCCTCCCGGCGGGAGGTTTTGGTAATCACCCCATAACCGGGGCCTGATATTGCCGTAATTGTCCGGTCTCCGTGCCATTTCCGTCCTCCTTTACGATTATTCCGTAAACTGCGTACCGCTCCTCGAACGCCTTGTTTCCAATGGTGTGCGCCTCGGTGTGATGTATCCGGCAAAGGCAGATTTTACGGTAATTTCTGTCGTCGAATGTCCGCCTGTCGTGCCCCATGCCGATAGCGTCAGAATGATGCATTTCCCCGTCGTTTCCGCACACGGCGCACCGGCGGTGCATAATCGCCGAATACAGCGCGGCGTCAATATCGTCCGTCCGGTTCACGATGGAATCCATCAACGGCACCCTCCACTCCAGCGCAAAGTCTATGAGGTGGTTGATAAAATATCTCGCCGTCGTGACGCTGCAATCGCTCAGGGAGAAATATTTTTCGCCCGTCGCCACTATAAACCGGTATTTCATTATTTCTTTCAAATCTTCCGGCATATATCCCAGATGATCCGCAATATCTCCCAGCGTGGCATACGCCTTTTTGCGCTGATCGGCGGTTATCCGGCGGCCGTCGTCTATCCTAAGTTCGCCTTTCAGCGTCCCGTCGAGGTCGTAAAGCTTATTAACCTCATCGGTCAGGCTCTCGTGCGGAACGAGGACAAAGAAATACGTGCCGGCGGGCGATTCTTTATGAATTACGGCCTTTATCTCCCGACACATACAATCAGTCCTTCGCCGCCCATTTTTCTTTGTACGTCTCCAGCAATCCGCTGTCGGTCAGAAAATTGATAAACTCCGCGATTATGCGCTCAATGTCATGCTCATAACCGGCAGACCAGTAATTTTCGATGAACACGTCCTCGCCGTCCGATATGAGATACCGGAACCATTTCGCTTCCGGGCAGAGGGCGAAGTAGAACGGGTGTTGCGGGCTGTCGTGATATTTCCCCGCCTCGTAAGACTTGGTAAACTTTATGTCATAGATTATCCCGGCTTTCAGGTAATCCAGTTTTCCGTAAAGCAGGAAATCCATGCCGTTGACCGTCATGTTCCGGTATAGCGCGACTTGTTTCTGCCCTCCGTAAACAAGCGCGGCAATCACTCCGGCGGGTGTATAATCCGATACCGGCTCCGGCCCGTCCGCAATCGCGTTCACCTGGCTTTCAAACGCGCTCCCGGCAAGCATGGCCTCCGTCGGCGGCTTCTCCTCGCGGTTAAGTGTTGAGAGGAAGTCTTGCCGGGCTTCCTCCTCGTACCCTTCCCGCGCCTTGTAGAGGTAAATCCACGCCGACAAAAGCGACTGGGTTATCAGATATCTAGGCGACATACCGTTTCGTCTCCTTGTCGAGCTTTAATCCGATTTCGGCGACACGTTTCTTGAACATCGCCCGTATTTCCTTCTCGCTTGTCAGCGCGTGCGGAATGGTTTTCAGCAGCTCCACCGAATAGTTCGCCATATCCGCGTCCGTGATAGCCGCGATAATATCCCGCCCAGCCTCTATCGCCAGCTCGTAATTCTTTTTCTCCGGCTCAAATATCGCGGCTTCGGCGGCGATATTCTCATGCATTTCGGCAAAGAGCCTTGTCAGGAAGTCGTTCGGCGTTCCGGTATCCAGTTCCGGGATTTCCCTGCCGCCCTTTACCCCGTAACACCCTTTCGCGAAATACTCCTCCGTGGGCGTAAACCCGGCGACACGCTTATTGCCAACGATCTGCACGAAACACCCGATGTCGCAAGGCTGCCAGACAATATCCCGCGCCGCGCCCTCACAGAGTAGTCGCTGTTTCGTAATGTCCCCGTCCTTCTGCTCCACGGTGTGGAAAATGTAGATGACGTTCTTATCGAGGATATATTTCAGCTTATTCGTAAAATTGACAAACTCAGCCTTGACGGCTCCAAAACCCTTAAGGCTTATCCCGCCGGATTTCTGCCGGTTCTGCGTCGGATTCTGCCGCATGGCCCAGTCTTGCAGATAGGTCACGAAGCTCCCGCCGGTATCCACGATGATTGTCTCGTATTCTTTGATTGCCGCGCTTTCAATGTCGGCTAAAACATCCTCGTATGCCGCCGGCATAATCGCGGCTTTGCGGTGCTGAGCCTTAACCCGGCTTATCCCCCGGTCAAAGTCGATAATGACGGGTTTGGGAGCGGACAGTGCCAACGTCGTTTTCCCAACGCCTGGCGAACCGCTGATAATCATCGAGAATTTTTTCCCGGCAAAGTTCATGTTTTCAGGCATAACTATCATAATGATTCCTCCGTTTATATCGCGGCCGCCCACCGCGCCAGGCGGCCGCTGTCCGTTGTCTCCCGCAAATCTTCCGTAACTTTAAGGACTGTATATCATATCGCTGGCCGGGGCGGCGCGGTGTAGGCTCGCCTTTTTATCGGCCAAACAAGGCCTTTAAGATTGTTCCTGCGTCTCCTCTGCCGTGGGCATCAACACCCCGCACTCCTGGACGCGATGAAATTGATTCGCGAAATCCAAAATTGAATTCCGCATTTTAAGGTATTCCGCGTCGTCGCATTGCATAGAGCACAAATGATACGCTAACTGGCAAGCAAGCCGCTTGTCGATTTTCCAGTGCAATCCGCCGCATTTCAGGGGTAGGCAGGAAAAATCCAGGTCGGCCCCGCGCAAGTAGGCCCCGCTCAGGTCGGCCCCGCTCAGGTTGGCCCTGCGCAGGTCGGCCTCGCGCAGGTTGGCCTCGCGCAGGTTGGCCTCGCGCAGGTCGGCCTCGCGCAGGTCGGCCCCGCGCAGGTTGGCCCCGCGCAGGTTGGCCTCGCGCAGGTTGGCCCCGCTCAGGTTGGCCTCGCTCAGGTTGGCCCTGCGCAGGTCAGTCCCGCTCAGGTCATAATCGAGAATGGCCTTTTTGCAGCCATTATTCAGCAGTTCCAAAACTGCCGCGCGGTTAAACGGTTTAACGTGTCCGATTACCTCAAAATACTTGGGATCTACATAATGCGTCCCTTCGCCAAATGCGCTGTGCTCAAGCACCTTTACTTTTATTTTGCCACCATCTACTTCCGTAACGACGCCGCGTGTCATACACTCATTGGTGATTAGGTATGGCGCACCCGGAATACCCTTAACAAAATCCCCTATCTGCACTTTAACCCCTCCGCCTCATTGACTCATCTGTCGGATCGCCACCTGCGAGAACAAATCAATACAACTCTCGCAGATGAGCATCCCTTCTATGCTATAATACCTGTCCCCGTCGTAAATGCCGTCACCGCAATACTCGCAGCAGAGCACCGGTTCCGGCTCTGCCCTCAACCCGCCGGTTATCTCTGCGGCAATAATTGCCGGATGTGTCAGATTAACCATGCTGTCACCCCTTGCAGGTTCACGAGGCCCGCCTAACCGGACTTGCCTCGCGCGTTGCCGTCGTTACCATGCGCTTGTTCC